TGTAGGTTACATCAAAATAGATAAGCCTATTGGTGCCCTGCCGGGCTTCGAAGAAACCATCTCCCACATCTCTATTTGACATCATAGCATATGCGCCGGCTGTTGTCGAGTCATTTAAAAATTTAATAACTCGATTTTGCATTTCGTCATCAAAATCAACACCATACTGTGTGAAAGATCCGCGGTATGGAGGATCCAAAAATACAAATGAATTCTCTTTTACCTCTTCAATTGTATGGCTAAAATCTCCTGTCATCAATCTACAATGTTGTAGCGCGAGGTGCCATTCTCGCACATTGTCTTTATCATATACCTTGTCTTTCTGATTTAAGAGACCGGAGGGTGTACCAAAACGATTGTTGGTATTTTTGTTAATTTGCCAAATCCCATTAAAGCCAGTCTTCATGAGAAAGTAAAGTGTAGCGGCTTCTTCAGTCTGATTCCATTTCTCATAGTCATAGGCGTGTTCTTGACGCAGTGCGTAATAAAATTCTTTTCTTTGTGGTTTGTCGAGAGGAAGGTATTTTGCGGAAAGTTCCTCAAGGCGGTCTACAAAATTATCGCAATCATTGCGAATAGCTTTATAGATATTCATGATTGATGGATTGTAGTCGTTCAAGATAAAACGAGCGGTTGGATTTTGCTCGTATGCCCAAATAAACATGGCGCCAGCACCCACAAAAGGCTCCACATATGTATCAAAAGAAGTGGGCATAACCTCTTTCTCTTTATACTTTTTAATTAAACGAGTTTTGCCCCCTGCCCACATAAATAACGGTTTCATACAATCTCCATAATTTGATTAGCGACTTCTTGAATATTCTCGTAATCTGAAGTCATGATAGCATAGTTTTCTCCTTCGCACAAGAGATTTATTTCGTCTTTATATTTTTGTCCCTGAAAAGTGCGACCTGAGAAAACCAAGAAAAAGGGGTTCTCTACCGTATTGAATGTTTCTCGAACAACTCGCTTAAGCGCCGGTGACAAAAATTTATACACTCGCTCATGAGCGTTCCCTCCATTATTGCCTTCTTTGTTTTCGATGTACAAACTCAATCCGGTGACGGTATTAGTGATCCTAGTGTCTAACTTGATCCCCTTCTCTTCGCTATAGATCTTGAGTTTCGGTGGTCGGTGTTGGACCACATATTGAGCACCTAAATACGGCGCAACTTGAGCAGCGAACGTGCGTTCTCCTGCATCTCCTGAGATTCTGGCTCCCATTTGCCAATTAGTTCTGTTAGAAAGTGCTTCAGCACCCATATTGCCCTCCAATATATAAAAATGTGGCAGACTATTTTAACCCGGTCTGCCATCGGTGGTCCACGAGCCTAGTTACTCTAGGACATCAGTTCCTCGAACGCCTTATCTACATCGTTCGTCGTCTGGGCGGAGTACTTTGTTGTCTCTTTCGAACGACTCTCAGCAGAACCATCGCCAGAGAGTTGTTCGTCCAGAATAGCACCGACTTGATCGCTGGTCAAGCGTTCGAACAAAGTGTCGAACTCAGGTACGCGGTCTAGGAGGGCAGGGATAGATTCCGCGTCGGCGAGCAGGGGGGATGTGTTGCGGCGCATCTTTAGGCTCGTTTGGGGGTATGCACCAGGCTTGTTGGGCTTGGTGTAAGTTAGAGTGATATCGGTGCCTTCATGAGCATCGGTAATATCACCGTATTCTGGATCGAGGATATAGCCCAAAAGAAGTTCATATGCCTTCTTTCCATATCCATAGACCTTGACACCTTCGTCTTCACGACCGCGAACGACCACGGGCGAGAAATAACGTTGGCGTACAAAAAGTGACTTAGCAAGCGTTTTGCTTTCCTCGTCATTGTTGGAGGTGCCTTCGCGCCATAACGCAGAAGCAAACTCGCAGATTGGACACGCTTCGCCGAAGTTACGCTTCGGACAAAGAACGCCACCGCGATGCTCGCCCACATTATAGTGGAAGTGCATCTCCTTAAGGGGGTCCCCGTCATTAGTTGGGATAATACGAATGTCCGTATCACCCTCGTCCGGCTTAAACCAGACAGATGGAGTGTTATCTCCGTTTCCTTCTCCTCGAAGGGATGCAAGTTTTCGTCGCATCAGTTCCATATCAATTGCCATGTTTTTTTGTCTCCTTGTTGACTATAGTATACCAAGCGTTCCTTGATATCTTATTGTGGCACACTCGACGTAGCTTGTCAAGCGTATTGTTGTACTACGTTAGTAAGGGCAACGCAGAACCCAAAATCATTATATTCAGTTTCATAAATCGCATATGAAATTTTTCGGAAAGCATTTCTTGGTTTTTGCTTGAGAATATTAACAAGCCTCTTGTGAAGAAAGCCATCCTTTTCTAACTTTTCCTTGTTTATACACATATAATAACAGATGTCTCGATCCATGTCAAGTGGAAAAAGCCATTTTTCTTCAAGATTTTTCATATTAAGCATTCCTATGCTTCGAATACGACATATATCAAGAGGGCGCGAGATCATCCCGATCTCCGGCTCGTTGTGTTCAAAAAAATTAAGATAATGGACAGCAGAAAAAATCGAATGATTGAGAGTATCGTAATATTTCTTAATCGGAACCTCACCTAAATGGTCCTCAAGCAATTCATTACTCATTAAAGTAACCGATTTCAACAGACCAGAGCGCGCATATTCCTGCACCACACTAAACACCACCTTATCAACGAGCTTAGGTACACCCGTCAATAGCTCGCCGTCAGGCTTAATATAAAAAAGTTCAATGTCGGCATGTTTAAGTTGCTCTAAGATGCCTAGCGTATAATTCGAACTCATCGATGAGCCAACTACAAAAAACTGCACCCGACCCTTTATGTCATTAAAAAATTTAGACAAGTTCGGAATATTCTTTTCGTACTCTTCAGCATCGTCATACTTCTTCAATTTAAATTTATACTTAGAAGAGCGCTCGACGGCGCTATTCAGTTGATAAACCTTATAGTTATCAATCGACTTAAATTTCTCTGCTATTTTAGATGCGGCGTTTCCTAGCCCAACCACCGAAATCATATTTTTAACTCGTTTAACTCAAAATAGTTTTTGCCGGCCTTGATTGTACTGACGTATTCATCGTCTCCCTCGAAGACATTTTGAATATCTTTAATTAAAGGCCGATCATCATTATGAAAGTCTATCACAATTTCATCATGAAGCAAGTGGGAAATAAAAGATTTTCTTCCCTCCAGCATCTTATCGATCTCCACCGCCTTGGCAAACACGCGGTCTGCTGTAGTGCTTTGAATTAGATAATTTAGTGCTCGACGGTCATCGATCTCCATCTTACGCTTATAAGGATTAATTACATATTCACCATCATACCACTCTTCGAGCAGGCGCCCTTTATCATAAACCTCGCTTAAAGGCTCTTTCTCATCTCCATTATAGAGCCATGCAAAAAATTCGATCTTGGCTTCATCGCGCGATAAAGAATTTGCATATACATTTCGCACATTCCAATCATGAATGTCGTGAGGTGGTTGTTTATATCCGCACAAATCCAGGAACGTGCGAATTTCAGCGCCATTATAATCCAATGCGACAAAAAGCTCGTTATTTGGCTTTAGGAGCTTTCTAAACTCCTTCTTGACAGTTAGTATGGGAAACGAGCCAGGACGCGTTGTGAGGCGCCCTGTGGCTGTTCCGAATAGGTTATAGTCAATATAGCTGTAACCTTTTACGAGTTCTTGGGCTTTGGTTCGGTCGAGGCTCGACAACATCAAATGACGGCAATCTTCGGTGTTAAGGTTGAGCTTATTATACCTTATTTTATATAGAAGCTTTTCAGTGTCGCACAAGTGCTGATAGTTTGCAGGTTTTTCGTAGGTCTCAAAAACGTGTTCTGTAATACGTGTTTTGACTTCGCAAAAGCGCTTTAAGAAATCATGAGGAACCAAATCAAAAATGCAGTGGTCGTTGAGGTTAACTTTGGCAATCTTGAAAGTTTTAATATAGGCCCGAAGTTTTTGTTCGGTATGCTGTAATTCTTCCACATATCCATTCGGGCAACATTCAGCGAGAGTGCCTCCATCTGTATACAACCACGCATACTCTATATCATCGTCAGTAATAGAGCCGCTATAGCGCCAAGTGCGCTTCAAATCAGAAGGAAAGTTCTCAAAGTACAGTTTCCCTTCGTGATATACACCAATACATTCAGATTTGTCGTCAATCGATTCAAAATACATATTAATCCCAGATTACGTCATCCGCCGGAGGTAAGTCATCATACGGGATGAGCGGTTCCTTGTCGTCGTCTTTAGCCCCATTGAGTACCTGCCATTTAATATCTTCTTCACGAGCGATATTTGCATAGCGATATTGTGACTTATCATCGGATCCCTGTTTCTCCATGATTTCTGCCTCTCGTTTTTGTTCTATACTTCTTTTAATATAATTGATGGAGCCCATTTTGTCAAATTCTTTATTTATAATTTTCTCTAAATACAGCGACAAGGCTCGAACAGACCCCTGTGTTTGAAACAAAGTCACCACTTCGCGAACGATTGTATCTATTTGTGCTTGAGAGAGGTCAGGCTGTTCTTCGAAGAGTCTCAATGAAGTGTAAAGCTTCACTAACATTTCACTATACCCTCCTACTAAGAGATCAGCAACGTTATAGCGTTTAGGGTAAATCTTCTTCGTAGTGCTTTTTCCATTTCCACAGTATTCCACTTGGTCATAAGAGGCTGCCGCACACTGGTTATATAATTTCAACATGGTGTTGGCAAATTTTCGTAAATCTATTAAATTGGGGTTCTCGTAGGCACGAGTAAAGACCGCATCTAAATTGCTATAACGGTAAAGGCGCGCTTGGGCTTGCATAATATCGGATTGTAGATCAGCCACAATTCTCCAGGGATTATTTAAGTCTACCATAAATCCATAAGCATTGCAAGTGTTAATATAGAAATCCCAATTCTTGCTTTTTATAAATTGACTAATCTTCTCTTCATCGTTATCGTAGTCCAGGTCGGCGATTTCAATGGCGAGGCCGCTGGAAAGGATCGAACAATCGGTACTTTTTATAAATCCAGGATAGGTAAATCTTGAAGTTCTGCATGTAGTGCGCAGAACTGGAATTAATAAGGCGATAAATTCGTCAAAGTTGGAAAAATACATCTGATCTTTTTTAAATAACTTACCCAGACTCTCGATATAACGTTGTTGATGATCATTGTAAAGATGTTCAGGCGAAACGTAAGCTTTGTGAACACGCAATTGGGTCAAGTGCGGATCATTAGTAGCAATTTCAGAAAGAAGCGCTTTCTTTTGAAATTGTCGTGTCATTTCACTAAACAAGTCGGCTACAAAATTGAGGGCTTTCGGTGGCAATGCGGTCGTCACACCGTTAGGGAGAGTTTTGAGAGTACTTTCTTTTATCACAATAGGCTGAAACGACCTGGCCACTCTTCCATAGAGCAAGCGCTCGCCGAACGTAAAATCCACCACATTATTGAGTGATCGATCAGTGACGTATCCCCAATAGTACATTTTCTTTTCAAAAAGCTCTTTAGCTGACTCTTTATTGCTCTTAGTAAAAAATTTAGACATCTTTCATTTCCTTTTTAACTCCACACATCGTTCAAATCAAGTTCTTAAACCAGGCGCCCACGGCTTTGGCTTTCTTTTTAGTCCAGCTATAGCCGCGTTGCAATATGTTACCGGGAGATGAAGCTTCGGTGGCCTCTTCGCGGCTCTTTGCATATTTCCCACACACGTCTTCATTTCGGTCGGCAGTGCCGTTCCCTTGTTCTTGTAAGGTCTGGCACTCTCTTTGGGCAGCTTCCGCCTCCACTTGATTAACCCACTTCGCAATAATGCGACTGTTGGCTTTTCCGGGCCCATAATCGTGTTCGGAACGAATAATCATATAGTAGCCTCCGATTCCCAATTCTGTCAGTTTTATCGCATCTACGTTGTAGCCAGGATCAAAGCCGGCAGGGTCAACATAAATGTAAGTACCGGGGTAAGTATTAATGTTGGAGAAAGAATCAATCTCTACATCATACACGACTCGTAATTGTCGTAGGCCATCATA